AGAGGTTCGCGGACGGCGTTGCACCGGAGGCATTCGGAGGCGCCGAGAACTCGGCCGGGGCCTATTCCGCTAAAGCCCCGGCGGCTGAGAGGGAGGTGACGCATGGGAGAGGAGAAGGCTGATCAGCCGGTGGAACAGGTCAAAGAACCCGCCGCCGCGTCTGAAGTGAAAAAGCCTGACGAGGCCGCCGCCGACGCCGCCAAAGAGGCGGACGAGCCTGCCGTCAAGGACGACCATTTGAGTGCGTAATAGCTCAAATTGGATGCGGACCCTACCCCTTACCGAGTCGGGCGAGCATGGCGCGAAAGGCAAGCTTCTGGCCCACGGCGGCTGCAAGGCCGCCACTTTGATGCTAATCTGAAGCCGTGGAGGGAGTGACTGGAGGGCCGGCCATGTGCGGCTTTGGCGTAAGCACCATCTTTGTGGTCGCTATTGCGATCATCGTCATTTTGGTCGTCATCGCGCTGTTCCGCGCCGCGTTCCCGAACTTCTTCGCCAACATCAGCGCCACCCCTTACTGGAACATCATCCAGATCGTGATCGGCGGCGTCATCGCCATCCTGATTCTTCTGTTCATCTGGCGATTGGCTGAGTGTGCCGGTTTGTTTGGTCGTTACGGGATGATCTCTCCGTTCCTGGCTTGACAGGTCGTCGCAAATAGCGCGACAAAAACGACATCTTTTGGTCGAGGAGTGAGGAGCCTGATGGAGCTTCAGAACGCCGAACGTAAACACGAGCCGCTAACGCTCCAACAGGCGCAGAGCGTCCTCTCGCGCGCCGCGCGCAATGTCGGCCGGATCTATTCCGTCGGCCTCTCCGTCGGTCAGCAATCGAATGGACTGATGTTTGTCGATGACCTCGGGGCCCCCGTGGTCGATGATTTCGCCCCGGAAGGCCCAATGATGATCCCTTGTTGCTCGGAGGAGGAGCTTAGGGACGGCAACTTTCTCAAGCTGTTCGCTGCCAGGAGCCTGTACGCGGCGCTGACGCTGAAGATCGGCGAAATCATCGAGAGCGAGGCGGCGTGAAGGTCGAGCGCGGCTCATACGTAGACGGCAAGGTGAAGGTTGTTTGGACCCGGCTGTTTTGCGATCAGTGTGGTCGCAATCTATCGTTTGAGGACCGGGGCAATAGGCAAGTCGAATTTGTCGGCTGTCCTTGCGGCCGGGTATTTAAGCGCCACGAGATTGACGCGCTGATTGAGGAGGTTACGACATGACCGACATCGGCGACGCTATCCAAGAGATGCGCGAAGGCGGCAAGGTCAAGCGCAAGGACTGGAAGGGCAAATGGCTGGAGCTCGAAGAATCCACCATTATGCTGAAGAGCGACGCTGGCCAAAGTCACGGTTGGCTCGGCGACCCCGATGAGTCGATTGCCGATGATCTCGACGCCGACGATTGGGAGGGGCTCGATTGACCCATCCGATGAAAATGTCGTTGTCGACCACCGGCTGGGCGATCGATCCGGAGTTCCTCGCCGACATTCGCTACGAGGTCGTCCACTCCCAGCAATTCGGCGATTGTTTCCGGATCAAAATGGAGTTCAAGAACGGCACCAGCGCCTTGCTTGAGATCGAAATCAAGGACGGCCACGGGATGAGCGCCTACGAGGCGCTCACCGACGCGATCCGGGTGCCGAGAATGTCCCCGGTGATCGACAACGATGCCCAGGAACACGCTTAATGTTTGGGAGCGCCGAACCCTCATAGAGGCGCTGTTTCGCGCTCTCCAGAATGGCTGGGTCAGCCATCGGCAGGACGCCCAGGCGTTGCTTTTGAAGCTTGAGAGAGCGGAGAGGATTAGGCTTGAGGCCCCCAAAAATGCCCCGGCGCAAGTTTAAGGACGTTCCGCACCTCGAATGGTCCGGCCAGTACATCCTCGGCGGCGAGGACGGGCACACGCCGATCCCCTGCTATTCGCTTATCGAGTGGGGCCGATGGTTGCAGGACGCTAATCGCGTGGTTTCCTGGACCGGCGGCCCGGACAAGTGCGTCTCCACGGTGTTCCTGGGCTTGGATCACCGGCATTTCGGCCGTGGGCCGCCGCTCGTGTTCGAAACCATGCTGTTTCTCAACGGCAAGGGCACCGACGAGATGGACCGCTATAGCTCGTGGGACGATGCAGAGATCGGCCACAAGGCGTTTGTCCGGAAGCACCTGGTCGATCGGAAGACCCGCGTGAAGACGGAGACGGACGACGATGCCTAAGATCTGGGAGCGAGCCGTCGAACACATCCGCGAGAATTCGCCCGGAGTGAACCCCTATGCCGCGGCTACGGCGACGCTGCAAAAAGCTGGAGAAATGAAGCCTGGGACGCGCGAACTGACCAAAAAGGGTGAAAAGCGCCAGGCCAAAGGGCCGAAATGGCGTCACGCCCACCCGCTCTGGACCGGCGGGGTAGCGCGCGCTCCCTCGTTGGGCCGGGCTGGGCGCCATGGCTGACGACGACTTCGATCCTGCCAAGGGGAAGCGCGGTAAGCGCGAGGGCATGGATCGAGGTGATGAACATGCCGACGAGCATTGGAAACAATGTTGGGACGAATGCTTGTTCGTGATCGCGCAGGAACAACCGTACCTCAATACCGACCCTGTCAAACGCATGATGCGTGAGCGTCACCCGAACGTCACGACCCACGATGACCGCGCGATCGGGCAGCGGATGAAGGATGCCGCTAAGGCGCTATGGATCGAAAAAACCTACGACACAGCGCCCTCGACGTGGGCTCCATGCCATTCGCGTGAGAAGAGGACGTGGCGAAGTCTCATTTACCGTGAGCCTGAACGCTATCCCAAACGACGACGACCCAAGCCGATCGATCCGCGCCAATTTGATCTGTTCAATAAAAAGGCCGCGGAATGAGTGGATAGCGCCCGGCGCGACGACGCGCTAGAAGAAGGCTGTGAGGTGAGGGGAAACGATCCTCCGAGGACACTGGCCATGGCCACGACGCCGCACACCCCGCCGCAGCACGTTGATCCCCCCAAGAAACCCCAACCTGATCCGCCGCAAGCCGATCCCCCGAAGAAATCTGACGGCAAGACGCACGAGGAGCCGAAGCGCTCGGCGAAAGCCGCGCCCCAGTACCCAACGCTGACCCCAGACAACGCCTGGACCCTGTTTTACAACGGGCACCGCATCGCCAAGCAGGGCGATCCGCCGGACAAATGGATCTCGATGGCGCGCACACCAGACGGAGAACCGGCCATTATGGGTCCGATGACTCCGGAGATGGAGGCGACGATCAAGGGCGGCGAGTATTATCACGCCGACGACGCCGCCCTCGTTAACCCGCCCCCGGCCGCGCCAGCCGCGCCGCCGGTCAATGTCGATGTTCCTTACGTTAGCGCCCAGGGCCAGCTTGCAAGCTGCACGATGGGCAACTGGCAGAACGAGCCGCTGAGCTACGCCTACGCCTGGCAGCGTAACGGCGTGCCGATCTCATCCGCGACCTCGGCCGACTACACCATGGGAGCGCTCGACAGCGGCAAGCAGATCGGCTGCATCGTCACGGCGACCAATGCCGCCGGCTCAACCGCGGCGCCGATGTCGAACACCATCTCGGGCTAAGCCGGGCTAGGACATGGCCGCTGGTTTAGGCTCGATTCGGCTCGCTCCGAGCCCGATCGACGGGATGGACAGCGATTCACCGGCCGATATCCGGCAGGGCGTCGTTGTCGACCTGTCGGGCGACGATTACGAGCCTGACATCCCTGACGTCGACACCGACAAGGGTGTCGAGATCGAGGGCGGCGGCGTCATTGTCCGCATCGGTCCGCCGAAGCTCGCCAACAAGGACGACCTCGGCTTCGAAGACAACCTGGCCGAGGGCATCCCGCGCGACACCCTCGGAATGATCGCTGACGAGCTTCTGCGGCTCATCGAAGAGGACAATCGATCGCGCTCGGAATGGCTCGAAACGCGCGCCCGCGGCATCGAGATGCTCGGCCTCAAGATCGAACCCATGCGATCGAGCGGACCAGACGGCTCGGCGCCGCTGGAAGGTCAGAGCCAGGTGCGCGCCAGTGTGCTCTGCGAGGCGGTCGTACGATTTGGGGCGAACGCTTTTGCCGAATTGTGTCCGACGGATGGGCCGGCGAAGGTCGCCGAGGACACTGCGGCTGCGACGACAGACCTGGACGATGTCGCCGATGCGCTTGAGGTAGGCCTCAACCACTACCTCACGGTCACCGACAAGCCCTGGACGCCGGATACGGACGCCATGTTGCTCCGCGTCGGGGTCGACGGTTCAGTTTTCAAAAAGGTGTTTCACGATCCCATTTTACGGAGGCCGGTCAGCCGCGCCGTCTATGGCGAAGATGTCATCGTCAACAATTCGGCGACCTCGACCTACGACGCGCGGCGAATCACCCATCGAGTGATGATGGGCGGCTCGACGTTGCGCCGGATGCAGTTGATCGGGGCTTATCTCGACATCCCCGTCGGCGATCCAGGCTGGCTCACGAAGGACGCCCCGGCGAACCAGTCGGAAGAAATAGCTGGCATCCGGAAAAACGAGGGCGCCGAGCAAGAGGATCGCGACCACGAGATCTACGAAACCTATTGTGAGCTCGATCTACCGGGATTCGAACATGAAACCGCCGGACATCCCGATGGGCTGGCGGTGCCCTACAAGGTTGCGATCCACAAGGAATCCCGAGAGGTCTTGGAGGTCCGCCGGAACTGGAACGAAGACGACGAAATGTGTCTGCCGAAGACCTATTTCGTACAATTTCCGTTTATTAGGGGTTTCGGCTTTTACGGCATCGGCCTCAGCCACCTTCTGGGCAACATTACCAACGGCGTGACAGCGGCGTACCGTGAATTCATCGACGCTGGGATGTTCGCCAACTTTCCAGGGCTCCTGGCGGCAAGGGGGTCTGGGAGGCAGGACAATTCGGTCATTCGCATCGCCCCTGGCGGATTGAAGGAGATCGAGACGGGAGGTTTACCGATCCAGCAAGTCGTCATGGGGATGCCGTACAAGTCTCCAGATGCGACCTTTGTCCAGTTTATTCAGCAACTTAACTCGGAAGCACAGCGTTTAGGGGGTACGGCAGAGGTGATGGTGGGCGAGGGGCGTCAAGACGCGCCTGTCGGGACGACCCTCGCCCTCATCGAACAGGCGATCAAGCCGCTCCTCGCCACCCACAAGCGCCTTTGTGCGGCCCAGTCGGACGAGCTCCAGCTTCTGGTCGAGCGGTTCCGAGAAGATCCGGGCGCCTTCTACCGGCACCAGAAAACCGGGCCCAACGGCTTCTCTTGGGACGATCAGCGTCTCGTCCAGGCGCTGAACACCTACAACATCGTCACGCGCGCCGATCCGAACACCGCGTCGCACTTGCAGAGGATGTTGCGCAACGCCGCGCTCTACATGATGGCGAAGGACGACCCCACCGCCTTCAACGTCACCAAGATCCGCCAGGTTTGCATCCGCGGCATCGGTTTCGCCAATCCGGACCAGTACCTCAACGCGAATCCGCAGCCGCCGCCGCCCGATCCGAAGTCCCAGGCGGCGCTGATCGCCGCCCAGGCGCAGATGCTCGACGCCGAGGCCAAGCAGGGGCAATTGCAACTTGAGGCGCGCAACGCCCCGCTTGAGGCGCAGGGCAAGCAAATGGACGCCCAGGCGAAGATCACCACCGCCAAGCTCGGATTGCAAAAGCAGCAACTGGCCACTCACACCGCGGGCATCCAGGCGCAGAACGAGCAAATGAAACCGGCGATGGAGCAAGCCGGTCGACAGCACGAGGCGCAACAGAACGCCGCCGATCGCGGCGCCGACATCCTCAAGCAGCAAATGCAGCAGGCGCACGAGATGCGGCTCGCCGGCATGGAGCAACAGGGCAATTTGCAACAGGCGCACATGGAGCATCAGGGCAAGCTCCAGGAGGCCGGGATGCAGCATCAGACGGAGATGCAGCGCATCGGGGCCGAACAGCAGGGGCGCATGGCCGAGGTGGGGGCAAAGCACCCGACCGAGATGGCCAAGGGCCAGTTGCAGCATGAGACGGCGATGGCGCAGGGCGAACAGCAGCGCCAGACGACGCTCGCCCAGGGCGCGCAACAGCACGCGGGCAAGCTCCAGGAGATCAAGGCTGCGCCCAAGCCTGCCGCCCCGAAGCGCGCGACTGGCGGCCGGGTGGAAACCCCCTTTGGGGATGCCAGGCTCGCGCCGGACGGGCACCACTATGTGCGGCATCCGATTTCGGGTCAGTATTTCCGGGTGAAGAAGAAGGAGTGAGCAATGACGGTCAGCGCCAAAGTTCGCAAAAGCCTCCCCGCTTCTAAGCTCGGCAAGCCGAAATCGGGCGGTTACCCGATGCCCGATAAGCGTCACGCCGCCATCGCCAAGGGCTTCGCCGCCATGCACCATGATCCCGATA